GTCAGCTTTTTGGTCTGCAAATGTTACAATTTCATGCTTTTGTTCTAAACTTTGTTCATTTATTTTTACATTAAAACGAGTAGTAATTCATTTAAATACAAACTACGCTGGTGAATCAGCCAACGCAGCAGTCAACGGTGATTGTCGAAGCGGCTAACTTCTCCCCTAAATAGGGGTATGGGACGGGGCCCATGCCTATGTGTGCAAAGCCTTTATATATGTTCTAAGTTCACGGTTGACGACTATACACATAATATGGTATCCATATACACACACCTATTTTTATAATCATGAGCGGATAGGTCCACTCAGAGGGACGCTTTTATGTTAGCCCGAACAGCTCCTTAAAGAAGACTTCTTCACTACCTTTGATTAGATGATAAACAAGGCGTATCATCAAAATCACATATTGCCCTGCGGCTGCCTGGTAAAACCAATCCCAGAACAACCAATAGGCTCCACCAAAATTGATCAACTGCCAAATTAAAATGTAGTGATACCAACACCATGTTGGAATTTTAAATGAAACCATTCTCTTCTGCCAAGCATAATGAAAATAGAAAATGGCGGGAGCGCTAAGGAGTTTTATCCAAGGTGTTTCCCACCAAAAGAATCCAGTAGTTCCATTGCAGTGATCGTAGGGAGAGAGCACAAAGAATTCCTCTCCACAATAGGCGGCAACTGCCACAGTCGGATGATAAATAGCCTGCATGTAATTGATAGACCACTGTCTTTGCATCGTGTGCAACAACCACATCGATGAAACAGCAGTTATCACAGCTACATGCTGCGAATTCATAAACCGTATTGGCATTGCCTCTTGCCACCTCAAAATGATATTCAATAATTGACGCATATTATCAAGTTTTTCAGTCTCAGTGAGAGCACTAAGATCGCGCAATACATTATGCGCAACAAGTGCAGGTAATTGCTCCTCATTCTCCTCGGGACTATTAGCCGCAATCACTGACTCGATTATCTCCATGCAATCATCCACGAAATTGAGATATTCTATCCATTTCAACGTATCCTCATTCATGGATCTTTCTGCTGTCCTTGTATTGCCAATGTCATCAAAAATTTGAACCATCCTCGTTGGACCATCTCCATCAAGGAATATCTCACCAGCTTGCCTGATGTAATCATCCGCATCTGGAATGGACTCATCTTCTACAACTCCTCGAATATAACGATCCTTCCAATGCTCTACCCTATCGAAATATGTCTGATCAAGCAAGGTACACATATGCGAAATTCCAGCTAGCTCAGCAACTTCTCGCATTTGTTCTCGACGCTTCTCGTAAATACCTTCGCCATGATTGAACCATTCACGAAGAGCTCCATCAATGTTATCAGCAGCCAATTTCTCCTTAGTGTTGGCCTTTGACTTCAAGTTCGAATGCAAACTCTTAAAGATGGACTCCTCATCCAAAGCCCCCATAATACAACCTGTGTGTGCACAGAACACATTTTTCCTTTTCAGAAAATCAGCGTCCACATCACGCATAAATGGGGTAGGGGCGGACTCCTTATCAGGCATTGTAAAAACCATGTCATGCTTAGCGAAGAACTCAGCACAATACAAATGGTTAAAATCATCGTTACCTGTTTTCACCGAACCTTTAACATCATCTCCATAGGTCATCAAAGCACAAATATCACGAAATTTAATCTTGCTCTCTACACCTCGCAAATTGTAAAATGCACTACGAAAGAGCAGAGAATTTACAACCGAATTGATATACACAGTTAAGTTTTGTCCTGAAGGATTAGACCCAATGTGT